CTCCTCGACCGGGATCAGCTTGCAGCACAGGGTGCAGCCGCCGCAGGCCCTCACTGGTCCCGCTCCATCGCGGCGAGCAGCTCGTCCCAGCTCATGATCCTGATCGGCGGCTCGTTGGGGTCGGCCGGCTGCAATGTCCACACGCACGTCACCCGGTAGGGGAAGCCGCGCACCTTGCGCTCTTTGACGTACTCGTTGAGGGCGGCGGCCATCGCGTCGACCAGCGAGCCGAGCTGCACCTCGACATCGAACACCAGCGACGAGCGCTCGACCTCGCCGAGATCTCGCCAGCGCGGCGGCAGGCGCTTGCGCTTCACTGGCTCCACTCCCCGCCGCAGTCGGGGCACAGGCTGGGCTTGATGACGTAGCACTCGGGCACGGTCATCGGGCTCATGCACTCGGCGCACAGGAAGATCATCGGCTTGCCGGCCCCGAGGCTCTCGTTGGAGTAGAACACGTTCCACCGCTTGCGGGCGCAGTAGCCGGTGACCCGCCTCGCGCTCCAGCCGCGCATGTAGGCGAGGATCGGCGCGGTGCGGCGCACGATGCCGGCGTCGTCGACCAGCGCGCCTGCGCAGAAGTGCGGGGCGTCGATGTGGAGCAGCGTCACTGCCGGGTTCCCCGCCGCTCCACCATGCTCATCGACACCGGCCCCCCGGCGCTGTTCACGCACTCGGCGAAGTAGCGCATCGCCAGCTTGGCCAGCTCGCGGCAGGTGGCGACCGTCTCGGCGATTTCGCCGGGGAACTCCTCCAGCGCCGCCAGATGCACCGTGGCGTGGGCATCGCTGGGGCGATCCCTGTCGGTCAGCAGCTCGAACATCCTGAGCGTCAGCTCGGCGTCCTCGAACTGGATCACATGCTCCGTCACGACGTCCTCCTGTCGTTGCGGCCACCGCCATGCTGGACGGCGGCGATGTAGCGGATGCGGTCGGCCTCGGCCTTGTCGAGGATGACGCGGTGGGCGCGGCCGGATCCGCGCTCCTTCCACACGGTGACCCAGTGGTCGGTCGAGAAAAACCGCTCGCCGGTCACCAGCTCGACCCACTCGCGGGCCAGCCGCCGCCTGAAGGGCCGCCGTCTCACAGCTCCCCCCTCAAGGCCCTGCGGCCCTTGTCGGTGATCACCAGATACTCGACCGGCTCGACCCGCACCTCGACCACGGCGAGGCCCTCGGCGAGCATCATCGGCACGGTGGTCTGAGACTGCCGCCACTCGTCGCGGCGCACGCCCTTGGCCCCGGCAGCCGACAGCTCGCGCAGCTTGCGCGGCAGATGCACGTTGCTCATGCCGCCCTCCCGCCTTCGGAGCCGTACCGGCCGGTGACCTTGGCCTGCAGCGCCGCAAAACGCGCCCGCTCGGCCTCCTGCGCCGCCACCAGGGCAGCCTCGCCGGCCCGCGCCAGCAAGCGCTTGACCGCCGTCGCGGTGAAGGCCCCGCCGCCGGCCGCCCGCATCCCTTGCGCGTTCAGCGCCTCGGCGATCGTGGCCAGAGGGGTGCCCGCCTCGCGCATCGGCCGGGCGATCTCAGCCACCCTCACGGCGTGCTCGGTGGAGGCGCTCAGCCGGCGCTCGTTGGCCGCCTCCAGCGCTCCATGACGATCGCCGCCGAGCTTGACGCCACGCGCCTTCGCCGCCTTCAGCGCGGCCTTGGTGCGCGACGAGATGAACTCGCGCTCCTGCTCGGCAAGCGCGGCGTAGATGTGGAGCTGGAACTTGTCGGCCGCCGGCATCGAGGCGACGCGGATCTGCAGCTTCCTGTCGTCCATCAGGTTGGCCAGGAAGCTCACCTTGCGGCTCAATCGGTCGAGCTTGGCGACCAGCAGCTCGGCGTTGGTGCGCTTGGCGCAGCCGATCGCCTCACGCAGCACCGGACGGTCGTCGTCAGCACCCGAAGCAACCTCGGTGAAACGCTCGACGACCGCCCACGGGATCTCCGAATAACCATGCAGGAACAGCTCGATGTCGCGCTGCTGCGCCTCCAGGCCCAGCCCAGACTTGCCCTGCTCGTCGGTCGAGACGCGGGTGTAGATCACATATTTTCGCATGATTTCCTGCCGTGGGTGGAATGGGGGGGCCCCTCTTCCCGGTCGGCCCCGGCCTGTCGACATACCCCCCCAGGGGGCCGCCGGCCGGTCGATCGGGCCGGCACCCGCTCGGCAGCACCGCGCCGCCGAGACCCACTACGTAAGGGCTCACTTGTCGTTTGTCAACGTCCGTTGGCTATGACATTTTCCCTGTTGGCACAGGCATGCTGCTCGGGCTGAACTGCCGACGCCACTCGTCCTCGGACAATTCCAGCTCCTTCGTGGGCACCAACGCTGGCTTCGAGCGCAGGTGCTCGACCTGGGATCTGTCGATCACGAGACCGAGCAACTTTGCCGCACCCATCGACGCGGCGACAGCAGCGCTGAGCTGAGGCGGATCGATGCTGTGCGCCAGGGCGCGCGTCTCCATGAGCTGGTCGACGAGGTCGAGCACAGTCAGCTCGGCGCGCTCGGCGAGCCGCGCGCGTGCGCTCGCAAGGGCGGCCTGCACGGCCGGAACCTTCATCATCGCGTTGCCCAGCGTCTTCGCCGTCTTGCCTGCCAGCGGTCGCCCATGAGGCCCACGAGCAGCCCTGATCGCCTGTTCTGGCGATGCGCCCTGCAGCACGGCGAGGAAGAACCTGTCCTGCAGCGCTGTGAGCTTCAGCTCAGCCATCGTCGATCTCCTCCATCACGTCGAGCAGCTTGGTGCGCGCCGCGAGCGTGTTCTTGAGGTAGTCCAGCTCCTCGTGCGGCTGCACCATCGCCTGCCTGAGCACGGCGATCACGTACTCCTCGCCGTAGGCCATGAGCCTGTCGAGCTTAGCGCGGTCAGTGATCGGCTTCACCGCCGCGTCCTCGGCTCGCGCTTGAGCGAGAAATTGCCGCCTCTGACGATCGGTGGCCGTCTGACCGGCGTGCCTGGAGCCGTCGACTGGTCGACATGCTGGCTCCTGTCGCCCTTCATCACCGCGCTCGGATCCGCGCCGTCCTGGTCCATGAACGCCTTCGACGAGGCCTTGTCGATCGGCTCCTGCTTCATCGCCTTGCCCTTCCTCGGTTTGATCGCCAGCAGCGCGCCCAAAGATGGCACCAGCCGGCCCTGAAACACAATCCAGCTCGTCACCCGCCTGTGCGCCTCAGCTTGCGGCTGAACAGCTCGCCCCGGCCGACCAGCTTGAGCTGGCCGATCGGGTAGACGTGCGTGGTGCCCTCGAAGCCGTCGGCGATCGCCTCGACCACCGCACCGAGCGAGCCGTCGAGCTTCTCGTAGACGACGAGCACGATGCCCTCGAAGTTCGCGCCCTTGGCGGTGCAGACGAAGTCGCCTCGGGTGACCTGGCTCTGCGCTTCGTCGCTCATGGCCACACCTTGGACAGCGTGATGCGCTCCTTGCGCCGCTTGCGGTAGGTGAGCGGCTTCTCCAGCGCGAGGAAGGCATCGCCCTCGACCAGCGTGGCGCAGAAGCACCCGCAGTTCATCTGGTGGGCGAGGCCGGTCTTGGCGTGCCCGGTGATCGCGAGCTGCATCTGCCGTTCGATGCGGGCGTGATGTCCGTTGTGGGTGCTGCCCCTGCTCATCTCACCCCTCCGCGACCTTCGCCTCGATGTCGAACTCCACGTCGAGCTGCTGGCCTGTCGCGGCGCTGGTGAGGCGGCGTCGCATGTGGGCGACCTCGGCCTCGATCGCCGTGCAGATCCGCTCGACGTCGTCGTCTGCCATCGTGTCCTTCGAGGCGTCGAGCTTGGCGAGGTTGGCGACCACGCGGATGGCGTTGATGGCGCGCATCACGCGACCGTTGGTCAGGTTGGCGAACTTCCTGCGCTTCGAGGTGACCTCGGCCGCCGACTTCGCCCGCTTAGAACCGGATGAGGTCGTCGAGGTCGTCGGGGTCGAGCTTGGGCTCGTCGGCGTCGGGTTGTCGTTCATGCTGCTCCTCCTTCGGCTTGGTGAGCACCGCCTTGGCGTGCTCGCTGGTCGGCTCGGGCGGCTTGCCCGGCGCGAACTTGGCATTGACCTCGTCCCACAGCTTGCCGTCGCCCTTCGGCATGTCGCGCTGCGGTGGTGCCCCGTTGACCATGGGCAGCGGCGCTCCCGTGAGCTGGTGCTGCTCGTAGGCCTCAAGAAACGCCGAGCGCTGGGCCGGGCGTGGCGGTGCCGCAGGCGACGGCATGAACGGCCCGGTGACGCGCTCGACTGGCACGGTGGGCACGCCAGCCCCCACAGCAGCGGGTGGGCCCACCGTGCCGAGGGTAAGGGGGCCATCACCAACATCACCTCTTGGTGAGGTTGGTGAGTTGGTGATGGTGACGCGCGCGGGGGCACCACTGTCGAGACCACCGTTACGGTCTCTGTTACTGTCACTGTTACTGGTCACCAGCTTCAGGACTGCAGCAGAGCGCCGTTCTGCTGATTTCCTTGATCTTTCTGCCCGCGCTGGGGCTGTACGTGCTTGCGCTTTTGCTCTGCGATCGGTGGCGTTTGCCCAGTCTTTCGAAACTCGTTTCTGCCTGAAGATCGGGCCGCATACAGGGTCGATCTCAGCCTGAAGTCGACCGTGAAGCCGCTGCTTGTAGGCGCGCCATGTGCGCGGGTCGCAGCCCAGCATGTGGGCGCAGATCACGTCGTCGCCGGGCAGCCAGCCGTGGTTCGACCACATCACCTGGAGCACCGCCCGGTAGACGCAGCGCAGCTCGAACGGCATCGTCCTGGTGTCGTTGGCGAAGTCGCTTTCGAACCACTCCTGGTAGGGCAGGTCGGTCATGGCAGCTCGTCCATCGAATGCAGCGCCTCGGCCGGCACGAGGAAGCGCCAGTGTGCGCTCGGGTCGCGCCACTCCTCGCGCTTGCCATCCCGCCCCCAGACCCAGCCATGCACCTCGTAGTGCGGCGCGAGCCCGCTCACCTTGACGAAGGGCACGTCGTCAGGGTCTCGCTCGTTGATGATCATCGGCCACTGCGCCTTCAGCCGGGTGCGCACCTGCACCTGCTTGCCGACGTCGCCGCCCTGACCGTTGAAGCGGTTGATGTGGCCGCCCCAATAGACGTCCCGCTCCTTGGCCACGGCGATCTCGCCGCCGGCCCCGTTGACATGCCGGGCGAGGCTGGTGGCCTCGAAGCTGTCGCCTTCGGTGGCGTAGTCGTGGCGTCCCTTCACCGCGCAGTCATGGTGCCTGAGCGCTCCGGTGATCGCCGCCTGCATCATCTCGATCGCCGACAACACCGTCATGCCGCCACCGCCCGGCTGAACAGCGCGCCCCACATGCCGATGCAGATCGCCTCGGCCTCGTCGTCGTTGGCGACCGTCAGGTCGAGCCAGTCGACGTACATCATCGCCCGGCGCTTGGCCTCGATGCGCGGCAGCCGGCCGCAGCCCTTGCCCAGGATCCGCGAGCGCCAGCTCGATGCGGCGACCGTCGTGCAGGCGAGGTCGCGCGCCTCGCACAGCCGCGTCAGCGCCTCGTCGAGGCGGGTCAGGATCAGGGTGCGGGCATTGACGCCGCCCTTGCCCATGAACGCCGAGGGGCTCTCCCAGACCACCACGTCGGGCTCGTGCGCGGTGACCAGCACGCCGACCTCGCAGATGAAGGCGCTCATCTTGGCGCGGGTGTCGATGCCGGGCGCGCCGAACGAGCCCCAGGTGATCGGCCGCGCCGGCAGGCCTTCACGCTCGCGCTCGACCACCGCCCAGCCGGTGCGCTTCACACTTTGGTCGAAGGCCAGGATCCTCATCCCATCGCCTCCATCACCGCCCTGACGAACTCCGCGCCGGCCTGCGGGACGACGGCGTTGCCGTAGGCGCGCAGCTTGCCCACGCGGCCGGGAACCCCATGAGCCAGCGGGAATGTTCCGGGTTCAACTGGCCGCCACCTTCCATCGCGGCAGTGGAGCCAGTCAGCATCTCGCCAGAAGCCGTCAGCCTCACCGGCTCCATCGTCAGATGCGCCACCGCCGCCATGCCGAGCGACAGGCCAAACCCGTTGCCGTTGCTGCCCAGCGCCTTCTGCTCCTCCCGGCGCTCCAGCATTCGCTCCCGCTGGTTGCAGGTGTCCTTGTGGTCGCGCACCGCCGGCGTCGGCCAGCCCGCGAGCTGCGCCGTCACGTCGAGCCTGTCCGTCGACAGCTTGCCGTTCCTGATCCTGCCACCCAAGTAGCCGCCCTTGTGATCGGTCACGGCAGGCGTCGCCCAGCCGGCCAGCGCCGCTTCCGCCGTCAGGTGATTGCCGCTCTCGCGCCAGCGTGCCGTCGACTTGGAGCCGTCGCTCGCCATCGGCGATACCCAGCCCTTGCGCGACCCACCAGAGCCGTTGCCGCATGTGCGGTGCGCCGACGCCCGCAGCGCACAGATCGGCGGCCCCGCAGGCATATCCCAGCGCCTCCAGGTCAAGGCGTACAGCCGCGAGCCACGCCCGCCCAGCCGCTGATGCAACCTGCTCTCCAAAGACGATTGCAGGGCGGCGCTCGCCGATGAGGCGGCTGAACTCGGGATAGAGGTGGCGGGCGTCGGCCTCGCCTCCACGTCGACCGGCAACCGAAAATGGCTGGCATGGGCAGCTCCCGGTCCAGACCGGCCGCAGCGGCGGCCAGCCGGCGAGCGCGAGGATGAGGGGCCAGCCGCCGATCCCGGCGAAGAAGTGGCACTGCCCGTATCCATCCAGGTCGGAAGATCGAACATCGACAATTGAGCGGTCATCGACGTCTCCTTCGGGCAGCAGGCCCGCCGCCACCAGGTTGCGCAGCCACGCGACCGCGTGGGCATCGATCTCGTTGTAGTAGGCCCTCATGGCCGCGCCCTCGCGCTGTGCTCGCCGCAGTAGGGCGTCCAGTCACCGAGACGTGACTTGCCGCAGAACAGGTGCCCCCGATCGGTCTCGGCCACCGGCCATTTGCAGCCGCGCGCCGGCAGCTCGACCAGCAGCACGCCCGTGGTCTCGACGCACTGCAGCAGCATCAGCTTCGGCGGCTTGCGATGCGGCAGCATGGGCTTGGCCTTCCCGACGTACACGCGCAGCTCGGGGTGGCGGCTGACACGCCCGGCGACGGCTCCCTTGCTGATGTGGAGCTGGGCGGCGATGGCGACGTAGGAGAGCCCGATCGACAGCAGCCCAGCGACGGCTTCTTGCTCATCTTGAGACCACGCAGCAATGCGCGGCATGTTATTTGTCCGACAATTGGGAGTTGCACCTGGTTGCGGGCATGATCTACCTCCTTGGAAGTACCCGTCAGGAGGCGGCCGAAAGCAGGCGTGCGCCCTCGGCTGCGCTCAGTGCGCGGAAAACATCGGGCCTCAGCAGCTCGGGTGGAATGCCGGTGATGGCGCTGATCGCCGCCACCTTCTCGGGCGGGATGCGGCGATGGCCGTGCTCCCACCTCCAGACCTGTATTTCCCCAACCCCCAGCCGACGTCCGACCGCCTTCAGCGTGCGCTGATCAGGCGGGAGAGAGTGCCTCCAGACGCGGAGTGGATGCATGCATTGGGGCCCTGCTGCTTTTGCTGGTTGCGAACGCCGAAACCTTATTCCCGGTTGGTAAGTCTTGGCAACACATTGCCCCTTGGGTATAGTTTTGGAGGCTGAGGCCTGTGGAAACAGGGGACTGGGAGACCATGACAAACATCGAGCAGGACAACACAGAGTTGCGTCGCCCCTACTTCTTCAAGGAGTGGCGCGAGTTTTGCGGGCTGAGCCAGACGCAGCTCGCCACGTTGATGGGCGTCGCGCCCGGCACAGTGTCGCGCATCGAGAGCGGAATGCGCCAATTCACACAGGGTTGGCTGGAGGACTTCGCCCTCGTGCTGAGCATCCCCGGAGGCCCCGGCACCGTGCTCACGCGGGAGCCCGACAGGCCCCCTCAGCCGATGTCCGACGTCGATATTGAACGTCGACATTTTGAACTTGCTCATCAACTTGCGCGACCCGCGATCAAGGCTGTGCGTAAGTCCCGCGACAGCCACGGCAAGGGCAGGGTGACGGGGCCCAAAAGCCAGGGCTCGGCTAAATCCGCTTGACCCCTATTTGCCCCATAGGTACGTTTCGTCCCAGGTAATTCCCTGAGACGGCTGACGAGTTCGCCGACCCGCAGAGCCGCTGTGTTTTGCAGGTCGGGCGCGCCGAGCATGCCAACCGCCTCCACCAAAAAACGGAGATCGGGAGGTTGGCATGCAAGCCGCGTATCTGCGCGACCTGGAGACCTTGGCCTACGCCCACCGCGACCCTGCGCGGAGGCTCATCGAACTCGGAGAGGCCCCTGTCGAGCAGGGCTTCTTCAACCTCCTGATCGGCGACGCCGAGGCGGCCATCGACGCCGACCGCACGGGTAAACTGCGGCACCTTCTCACCTACCTGCGCAAGCACATGCCCCGACAATATTGGGGCTCCCCGATGCGGGTGAAGGCGTGGGCCATCATCGGCGGCTACCGGCGCTTCGACGACCGGGAGCAGGCGTCGTGACGATCGAGCGCCATCGCCTGCCGGGAGGCATGCGCCTGCATCCGCTCAGGGCGCAAGACCTTACCGCCTCCGACATCGGCGCGGTGGCCGGCGTCAGCAAGTACCGCACGCCCCTGCAGGTCTATGGCGAGAAGACCGGCCTGATCGTCCAGGGCGAGGAGAGCAACATCATGCGCCGGGGCCGTTGGCTGGAAGCCGCCGCCATCGAGGCCCTGCGCGAGGAGCTGCCCGGCTGGCGCATCGAGAAGGCCAACGTCTACGTGCGCGATGCCGAGCTGCGGCTGGGTGCCCATCCCGACGCCCTGGCCGAGGATCCCGAGGATCCTGGCACCCTGGTCAACATCCAGATCAAGACCGTGTCGAGGTCCGTCTTCGAGCGCGAGTGGGCCGACGAGAGCGTGCCCTTGGAATACCAGTTGCAGGTGCTGACCGAGGGCCTGTTGCTCAGTGCAAATCTGAACTTGATCGCCGCCCTGGTGATCGACACCTACTCCTGCGACCTCGTCATCCGCGACGTGCCCAGGCATGCCGCCGCCGAGGCCAGGATCCGCGACATCGCCGCCACCTTCTGGGGTAATATCGCGGC